CCTACGACTACGTTTTCGTTTTCGTCCACCTTCAAGGTTATTTAACGAATTCGTATAAGGCGCCATATTCAACTGAGATGATGACATAATGGTTGCTTTTGTGTTTATGGTTATATAATACTAAATTAGATTAAAAAATAAAAAAAATAAATAAAAGGTTTTATTCATTTTTTTCATATTTTTTATATTTTTTATATTTTTTATAGTTACTTAGTTACTTCCATGGTTACATTATATTTTTTATTGTGATAGTGAGCAGAAACATTGATAAGTAAACAAAACCGATAAGCATGTGTTTGATAACGTAGATATGAAATTCATCTGGAACCATCACGTGTCCTTCATCTGCTCGTGGTTCTGCGGCCAACTCCTGTAAATGCGTTATTACATCTAGAGTCATGTTATTTATATTTACATGTTCTAGTAACTCACTGTGAATGCGAGTGCTTATCTCCTGGGTTTGGTCGCTTCGTTCTTCATGGTCCCGGTTTTGGTTTGAATCATCACTTTCATTTCCATCGCTATTCTCATTCTCAGTCTCATTCTCACCATCGTCACCATCATTTGAACTACTGTCTGTATCATCATCATCATTGTACTCATTGTATTCATACTCGTTCCATGACGAATGGTATGTTGTTTCAGAGGTTCCTTGCCATCCAGCGATGCTGTGCGCGACGCCAAATGCAAACTCTCTGCATAATGCAACAATCATTTCTTTTCGTCCATTTCCAAACGCTTCCACTATCGCAGCTCGACGTTGTATGTCAATGTCGCGTTCTTCGTTCTGAATAATCTCAGCTGCAGTTGTTGCATTTAGTTGTTCAATCGATTCTTTTCTTGGGGCTTCCAGTTCTCCGCGACAGGTAGGGCAGATATTTTTGTCTTGTAGTGACCTGAGTAAACATGACGTACAAAATCGATGACCGCATTGCGTTATTGAAACGTTTTTTGTTCCAGTAACTTCAAGACAAACCCCGCACATTTCCTGAGTTGGATTTGTCACTACGACGCATGTAGTAGACGCATACGTAGATAGTGCTTGAAGTGGTTCTGTTTCTGTTTCTGTTTCGAGCTGAGTTTGAGTCCAGTTTTCCTTTTTTGATTTCATGTGGTGGTGGTGAGTATGTAGTTTAATTCCTCGGGGTGAAAACAGTAAGTCGCGGACTGTATTTGTTTCCTGCATTGTAATGTGGATATTCACTGTTTTTATATGCTTACCGGCTTATCAACAATAAAAATATATTTCAATTTTTTATCTATCTGTTATTGATGTTGTTATTGGATTATCAGTTGTCAAAGTACGGACTGTCGCTTATTGTCATGCCGCAATATTTTTTAGGACTTTTCTTATAGTCGATTGGAGTATAAATATGGATGGCTTCAGCTTCTTTGATTAAAAACCGAAAGTTATCCCAAAATTCGTCCTTGTGTCCAACGCTTTCAGTAGCAATGTGACTCAACTCGTGAAGCGCCACAAACGTGAGTGTGTTTTCATCAATCAGTTTTGTGCCTTTTTTAGTGGTGTTCAAACAGAATGCAAGTTTTTCACCCTTGTTCTCGCTGTACGCGGTGTACTCACTTGTCGGTAGGGTTTCGGATACTTTTTCCGGTTTGAATCGAGTCACAAGTCGTTTCACATTCTCTCTATCTGGATACTTTTCACCCAGCACCTTTACTAATTTTTTCATTTTGTTGGTTATTTTTGCAAGCATGTCGGCCGATTCTTCCAGCCGCGCTCGTTCTCGAACGCAGTACTTGTTACCGTCCACCGTTGAAATGATACACTTCAGGTTGAACATGTCGGAGTCTTGGTACAATTTCAAGCATACTACCACAATAAAAAAAATAATAACGTACCCTAAAAAATCGACCTTCATGGTTTTGGTTTATGGTTTGTACTCTATTATTTGTATTAACTATCTATTTTATTTTATTCATTTTTATTATTCTTTTTTACTGTGGACCGCAACCGATTTCTAAAGGCGTGCGCATAAGGTCCGGCGCAAATGTGCTGTTGTTCCAAGGTCCAATATTGAGCTGGGGATTGGGTGGTTCAGAGCGAAGCTGCAGGTTGGGGTTCTTCATGGTGTTTCCAACTGTGTCAATTCCAGCTAAAAATCCGGCGCTCAGCAAGCTCTGGTTCATCAAGTCGCCAGTACCAGCAGGGTTAAGCTGTGACCACTGGCTGTTTGGGTCCTTGGGCAACAAGCTGCTGTTGGGAAGCAAGTCGGTTGGAGCAGCAGTCGCCTGGCTCATGGATGCTTGAGCAGAAACCGATGGAGACTGCATGCTTCCGCTGACGTCTTCATAGTCATTGCCTTGCATGCCGCTAGAGGGTTGAAACCCGGTTCCAGAAGCCGATGCGGGAGACATCAACTGACTGTGACGAGTGTTGGAGCCAAACTTTTCAGGTAAAATACTTTTATCATTCGAGTATTGGAAAAGGGCCCATAACAATACAACTGCGCCTAAAACAACAATCAAATGAGATTGCCTAAAATTGCGTTGAATATCTCTAACAAAATTCATTTGTAGTGGAAAAGTAAGTATACGTGAGGTATTTATTATTCTTATATATAAAATAATTGCGATAAAAAATATTTAATTTTTAATGAATATATCAAAACGTGTTGAACACACGATTTGTCTAAAGTTTGCAGGTTTACACTAAAAATAAAAATAAGAATAAAAAAATGAAAAAAAAAGTTAAAAATTTACAAAGTTAAAAAAGCTCTTCTACTAAAACTGGATGAGATTCATCCATAATTTGAATAGGTGGTTTTTCTAATGTTTCAGAGGTATACGATGCATCTGAATCGGAACTTACGGTATCTGAGTCGTTTGTATTTGGAGTTTCATCGTCAAGACCGCCCGTTTCATTGGTAGCGTCATTGTCGCTACCACTGTCGCTACCACTGTCGCTCTCAATATCGTGTTCATACACGTCAAGGTTGTATTTGTTTTTAATGTGTTTTGCATCTAAAAACGCTTGTATGGATTCACGTTTTGCATCTTTCGCGCGTTTTAAAGCAGCCTTATACAATGCGTAGTATATTTTTAATGGGTCGTGTATATTGACGGTTTCCTTTTCTATAGTACTAGACAGGATTTCAGCTTCCGAAATTGGCTTAAGTTCATTCGCAGTTGGCGAGTCATTTGCTATGGTATTCATATTTGATTTTGGGTTTAAACCCGAATTGCCGTCATGAACAACACATCCCTTTTGGATAACGCATGTTTGAAACAAGGGCTGATTTGCCACAACCGCAATTTGTTTTGACGCCAAATCCAGATGGAAACTGCTGGACGTAAAACGAACGCCTAAAACTTCAATAATTGAAATGATGGAGTGTTCCGGAGTTACATAATTCAAATGCACCAGCTTTTCATTTTCATCAAACACGGTGCACGTGTACTGGGTTACGCGACTTACGCTGCTAGGTACGTTTACGCGCAAAGACAGCTGGCTGCCGCCCTTCAATGGTTTTAAAGGCGATGTAAACAGTGCGCGAATGTCGTCTTCGCTCAGTGGGTCTCGAAACCACAGTTTCCCGTTACTGCAAAGCAGCTTGACAACTGCGTCTTCTAGTAGTTGAATCCATTCCACGAAAGCGGTAAACTCTTTGGGCGAATGCGACGTTTCTGAGTTGGAGTCTAAAATTAAATCGTAGTACGTTTTTTTTGAACCCGCCGTTACGACAATGCCCTGTTTGGTTGCGCAACGAGGCGTTTGAAAATACAGCGGTGCATCGTGAAAGAGAATACGGGTAAAATGCGAGCTCCCATTTTGAACCACGGTTGGAGTAGTAAGACGAAGCTGGTCATATTGAAACGGCATGCCAATGATGTGAATGCGTTGTCGCTCCATTATAATCTCTTGTTTTATTTATATTTCTTTTTCATACGAACCTCGTTTAATTTCTTTTTTTAGCAATTACATAAATACAAACATACTTAAATATTTATCCTCTCGAATACGAATAGAAATAGAAATATATAAAAATGAAAAAAGTAGTTGCATTCCTTTCGAATAAACTCACACTTCGAGGTACTGAAGTTGCAATTTATGACTATGCGCATTATAATGAAACACTATTGGGTAACAAAAGCATCGTAATTACGCGCGACTATGACACTGTAAAAAATGAATTTGACGTGGATATTCAAGCGTATGATAAATTCAAGCAGCGGTTCGACTTATTTTATTACGCCAACCAATCGGACATTGATAAAATTGTATTGAACAATCAAGTTACCCATTTATTTGTAATAAAGAGCGGGAACAAAGATGAACTGTATTCAAACCTTTGTGTAAACGTGGTGCTTTGCGTGTTCAACACACTGCACCCACATGGTCACGTGTACACTCCGATTGGACAAACCTTAAACGAGATGTGCGGTACAAACTATCCGGTCACACCTCACATAGTTACCATGCCAACTTGTAGCCATGATTTGAGAAGCGAATTACAAATACCTGAAACCGCCATTGTTTTTGGACGGTATGGTGGTAAAGAATCATTTGATATTGTCTTTGCGCATAGCGCAGTTCGGAACGTGCTTGAAAACAGCGGTAGAGACGACATTTACTTTATTTTCATGAACACATATCCGTTCTATTTACATAAAAATATTATTTACTTGCAAGGCACAGTTGACCAAATTCAAAAACGCAAGTTCATAAATACGTGCGACGCACTGCTGCATGCGCGATATCGTGGCGAAACGTTTGGCCTGACATGTGGCGAATTCTCTATTTGTAAAAAACCAGTAATTACTTGGAACGGGTCAGTTGAACGCGAACACCTGTTAATTTTAAAAGATAAGGCAATTACGTACGAGACACAGGAAGAGCTCGAAACCATTTTGAAAACATTCGCGCGCGACAATTACGACGTCAGTGAAAATGGGTACATGTTTTACACCCCAGAAAATGTAATGCGTATATTTGAAAAAAACTGTTTAGTATAACTCGATACTAATTCAATTCAACAATTTTGCTCAAAACATAAACGTATATAAATGAATATAAATTAATACAACTTACGTGATGTTGCTTTTTTTTTAATTTGCAGTCGCCGTGTTTTACGTGTTTTACGTACCGTACGTCGTAATGTCTGGCGGTTACCCTTACCGCCAGACATATTTGCCATTGTACGCATTGTACGTGCATTTATGAGCATTTGCTTTAACATACCCGGATTTTCTTTAACCGTCTCTATTCTATCTTTTAGAGAGTTTAACGTTGGATAACGTGTGTTATTTAACTGGTCAAACATGTTAGTCATATCATCATAACCGAATTCTTTAATTGCAATTTTAATGCACTTAAATTTTACGTAGTCATTCGCATTCGTGCGTATCGTTTTATTTGTTTTTGATTGTTTTGAAATTAGTGGCTTTTCAAACGAGTTGGTTATTTCTTTAAGTTTACGTATGTCTTTTTGGGGTATTTGTTCCATCATGTTTATCAATATCAATAAATGTTCACAAATCAGATATGCAGTAGTTATAAGTTCTTTATCTTGTTTATTTTGTGCACCATCGATTAATGTTGCAATAGTTTCTTTATTACACAACCGATTTTTATTTAGCCGTTTATCGCCAGTAACCACATCGATAATATCAAGCGCTTGGGTGTAATGTTTAGAAAGTGTACATACCATTGGTAGATTAACTAACCATCCATGGGCAGGTTGATAACAGTTAATAAAGTAATTATACGATGTTGCAACTTCAAACCCGAATTTGTCGTATGCGCAAAACCCACTAATATTGGGTAACCCATTTGCCAAGTCTAATATTCCATTCCCATCATTCAATCCATTCATATATATTATGAATAAATATAAGCCTAACAATACGGTTCCGCATCCACTTACAGCAGAGCATATAAGAGATAATGACCACCATTCAGGGTTCATTTCGCATTCACCTTTTTGTACAACCATAAACCCAATACAAGTAGACCCTTTCATCAAAAATACTGCGTTGCCATTACCAACATAGTCTTTTACATACGGAATATGTGACAATAAACTGCGACTAGTATTTACGATTGGCGTACCCCCGGGTAATCGAGACAATATGCCTCCAATCCACCTTATGTGATTATAAAACCAGTTTACATTTTCGAGTGCAGAATTAAAATAGTCAGCGTTTATATTATGACACATTGATATATCTATACTAAGCGGCTTCGTAAGCGTGAGTGTATATTGTCTCCCTGAATCGGAGTCAGGCTTGGTTGCCTTTATTGAATTAAATACCGAATGACCATTAGAACTTTTAGTTGTAGAATATAGGTCAATCAACTTAGTATTGAAAAAATACATATATATTTTCTATAGATATATATATATATAGATTGTAAAAAATTGATTTCATTTTTACAATTACTTTCATCTTCTAGTTAGGCTCAAGCTGTCTGTCTCTGCAGTATGCAACGTGAACACGAATATCAAACCCTTACCAACGACAACGTTTGGAGACATCCATCTTGTTCAAACGGTACGTATAAGTCTCAAAACGGATTACGGTTTCTTTCTTCAAGCGCCAAGGCTCAAAATCTGGTTGACGACTTTTTCGAACTGTTTCAAAATCCAGCCATCAAATCAGAACGACTTATCGACGTCGAGCCAAATCAAGTACAATCACAAACCGGAATCGAAGTGTTCTTCATTTCATACCACGCTGCTGTAGTTGCACTTCATCACGCAACCGCGTGTGCACTTCTCACACAACAACGCCTTCATGAATGTATGCCCGACTGTATTCTGGAGTGGATACAACAAGCTACTTGCATTGAACGCCCATTATCGTTATCGGGATTGTTACGTACCCGCGCAAAAGTAGTTGCACAGGCAACCCACCTTAGCGCACTTCAAACCTACCAACGTACAAGAACCATTGGTGGAGGCATGATTGCGATTCTTGCAAAACAGTTTGGGTCTGGACCGGTTCGAGGAAACCTCCAAGGGGTCAACTGCAAAGCAGTTCACCTTATACTCAGACGAGCCTCCGGTTCCTACAAACGCATGAAACGAGTCGCATCTCCATACACCCCGCGTTGCGTTAATATAAGTAAGCAAGTTTCAGACGCTGAATTCAAACATGTGAAAAGTGAAATGAAACGGCGTTTCGATGACCATGCGCCAACCCAGCTGTCTTTTGAAAATGAGGCGGTTTCTGGACCGGTTTCGTTTCACGTTTCCGAATATTACGCCAACAAGTGTATTCGTCTCATGGAATGTGACCACGCTGAACAAAAATGGGCAGAACTGGAAACGAAAGTTCAACGAGTGCGTCGTGGAGAACTCACTGTCTACGACGTCCTATTTGACCCGAGTCATGACTACTGGGTTTATTCCATTCACTACACATATTACTTGGCAATAAAGAAACAGCTCGAAGCGAATACGAGGTGGACCAACATTCCCCCAGTCGATACTATGTCGAAAATGTTCAAATGTGCGCGTTCGATATGGCATTCTCCTTATTCCAGTAACTCAGGAATTCGAATATCCAAAGGAGCAAGTCGGTACGAGCAAACTACTCAAATGGTTCACATTCTGTATGCGTTTATTCGTCGCACCGAGCGCGTGTTGTCGGACAAATTCTCGGGTGTTTTCGGTTACAACGAAAAATTCAAATATACAATACTCATGCGACTACACCATCTTTCTACCGTATCCGGTGATGAAGTATCGGCGCTCATGATGGGAAACTTTATGCCATTCTTAATGACCCCTGAGCTACATCTCGACATTGCAGTTACAGAACGTGGATTTCAAATGGATACACTGTATTTGCAGATGAGCAACGAAACGTTTGGAAAACTTAAAAAACAATTCAAACAAGTTATTCCATTTCGTCACAATGGATTCATTGCAAGAACGATGATGCTTCCCGGTCCCGGTCCTGAAATCGTCAGCAATGTTCAGGGGTGAGTTCAAAGTAACCTTCATACACATAACCCAAAAACAAAAATGCAAACTAAAATGCAAACTAATGCAAACTAAAAAAAAACAACAAAAAAAACCTTTTTTTTGTTTTTTTTTATTTAACTAACCTATTCAATATACATTCAAAGACTTTGTATATGGGTTCTGACGAAACGCGTTCAAAATGGATGGGTCAATCCGCTCCGTTCCAACATTCATGTCATACGATTGTGGCATACTCATTTGGCCGTACATGTCCGCGTTCGGAATTTGTGACGGCGCATTGGTCGGAACCCATAACCGGTTGTTGTTGCGGTCGCTATCAAGTTTCGCAACGGCTATATTTGTCTCGGTACCCAAAAGCGCCATATTTCCGTGATTGGTCCGCGCTTCATACGATTTGTTGACATTGTGGTGTTGGTTGTATGCGGCATTGTATAGCGGCAGACCAGCGCGAGTGGCTGCCCCGCCCGAAGTGCCCAAATACTCCACGCTCGTGGTTTGACGTTGTGTCGAGTTCAAAACTTGTTCGGTTCGTCCGTTTCCGTACGACCCAACTGCAGTGCCTTGCCGATTGATGTTCAAATGGTCCATAGACCCCAGGCCCAGAGTGGTTTCCTTAATTGTGGTTGGTAATCTATCAGCGGGATTGAAAATGGTTCCGGCGGGTACAGTGGATTCCGCATTTCCGTACTGTCGAGGATTTCCGGTAACGTTTTCTTTTCGCGATGGTCGCAGTGCATCAATCACCGGTGCAACAATTGCACGCACAATACCGTACACACCACCCATTTCTTGGGGTCGTACAGAAGTACGGTTATTGTGTGGCATCGTGTACGAGTCGTGTCCAAAGTCTCCCTTGGTAGCCGCATTCTTTTGGGCTCGGTACGGGTTTATCATTGGTTTTCCGTCATACGCTTGGCGTTTGGATTCCTCGTACTCAGTTGGTGCGTACGTGTTGTTTCCACCCACATTGGAGTTTGCACCGTAGTACTCTGCGCTGGTGGTTGCGCGGTTAACATCCTTTTCAACCTCTACTGCGCGCAGTGTGGGCGCTTTTTCTTGTCCCGTTGTAGTGAGCCACCTGTCGGGGGTATTGACAAAGTACGTGTCCGGCAAATTCTTTTCAAATTTACCCAAGTGGTTCGTGTTGGCGTACTCTTTAATGAACGACGTTGCTGGACCTTGATGCCCGTCCAAACTGAACGTTTGTTTGGGATTGGTAGCCACGCGCAGCTCGTCAACGCCTCTATCCGTCCATTTTTCACGCGCTTCCAGTGCGCTGTTATAGCCAGCACCGGCAATTCCGTTGAACCCTTTGTCTAAACCCGGCGCGATGCGCTCTTCTTCCCACGGCTTCACGTTCGATATTTTGGTGGACGGCATCATGCGCGACTGCAAAAAGTCGTTGTTGTTTTGCATTCCGTGCACATTATTCATTTGGTTTTGCGGGGCAAACAACGGCGCGCGTTCTTTTTTCCGTATTTGTTGCGACCCAGACCCTGTTTTGTTATCAAACAACGTTTCATACACATTTGCACCGGCGCTAAACCCGCGCATCTTGCTGCCAAAAAATGGCACCATATTGTTGTGGTTAAAGTCACTGCTGGCAATTTTACTTCCGGATAGCGAAATAAAGTCGCCGGTTGAAGCGTACTTGTCACCAAACTGGTTGCCTTCAGCTTCAAGCCGCTTGGCAAGGTCATCATTGTAGTATCGGTCCATCGCGTAGTTGGGATTGTTGTACGCGTTAATGTCGGTTCCAACCGAAAATGATTTTTGGACGGGGTAATTGTCGGGCATAATGTCTAAATTCGGCAGTCGACGTCTATCGCCCATGTTTTCATAGCCTTCATTCACATTTACACCCTCGCTTTCTTGTTTTTTGGATAACCAGTTACTGTATCCGTTTACGTTGGTAGTGTTGGCTGGTTTACGGTTGGTTTTATTATTGTTTGACAAAATGTATGCCGACCCGATTGCTAAAATAGGGATTGCTAATTCCATGGTTTATTTTGTTTATTTGCTATTTCTACTATTGCTGCTATTAATATTATTATTTTATTATTTATTAAAATCAAATTCAATTCAACTCATTTTGATTAAACTTGATTCAATTCGAATCGAAACGAATCTATTCGATTCCTTGTCATTTTGTGGAAGTTTGATATCCGGTTACGAGTTCACCACCTTTCATCACATTACACTTGAAAGTTTGTTTCGCAGGTCGTTTGCAAACCACGCTGTTGCTTTTAAGCTCGTTAAAAAACAGCAGTTGTCGATTATCACTCGCATTCACTGATGCGACTATAATTAACGACAATACCATGCCAATAACCGTTCCTGAAAAAATTCCGGTCCAGCTGGTACATTTGTACTTCAACGGAGAGGACATAAACAAGTCTACCAAGTAGAGGGTTGAAATAAGTACGATTAGCTCGATGTTGTATGAGTCGTTTTGAACCATTGGCATCAGCATGTAAATAAGAGTAAATGCAATAATTGCGCTATTTAAAGCAGGATTGTATCCGCTTTTGTCACCCAGTGGAAAATCAAACATGCGACAAATTGGGTGCGTATTCGTTTCGCCGTCATTTTCCGAAATCATGGTTGATGCTGTCATGACTACTGCACTGAGTACGAGAATGCATCCCAAATAAAAAAATCCTTTTAATCCATAGTTTCCGTCAAAAAATGCAATAATCACAAAAAATAAAACGAGAAAAAATGGCGCAATTCGAGCGCATAATGTCAAGTAGTTTCCAACAGTAGCACCAAACCCGCTCATGTTCGTTTATTGTTCGCGTATATTTTATATTTCTTTCTTATTTATTACTTATTATTATTATTAATCCTTATAATTATTTTCTATTGAAACCTATTAAACCAAAACTACCATTTTTATTATTTAAAATTACAATAAGTAATAATTACACTTTATTGTTTGAACTTTGGAGTATTCTCATCATCATCATCAACTTCCCAAATGGATGATGCTCCCCCCGAAGTCATATTTATTGTCCCGTACCGAGACAGAGAACCGCACAAGCATTTTTTTTCAGAGTACATGAACCGCGTTGTCATGTCTGACTATGTGAAAAACAAAGACTACGCCATTTATTTTGTTGAACAAAAAGACACGCGACCATTCAACCGTGGCGCAATAAAAAATATTGGATTCTTAGCAATCAAGTACAAGTACCCTTTGCACTATCAGAATATTACTTTTGTATTCAATGACGTGGATACGATTCCGCACAAAAAAAACGTTTTAGATTATAAAACAACGCACGGGACCATCAAACACTTTTACGGATTTACGTTTGCACTAGGCGGAATTTTTTCCATAACGGGTGCTGATTTCGAGAGAATCGGAGGGTTTCCAAACTTCTGGGGATGGGGATGTGAAGACAACTGCATTTATGACCGCGCTCTACAACATGGCGTATACGTTGATAGAAGCACATTCTTTAAAATAGGGGACATGAACATTTTGCACATTTATGACGGCGTGGTACGAAACATTTGTCGAAAGGAAGCATACTCTGCAAAAATGAAGTCGACTACTGAAACGGTGTTCACGGTCCGGAATCTCTCGTTTGAGTACACAGCAACCAACGAAAATGGCGACAATGGAGTGGATGTTTTGTATTTTGATACGCAAACCAGTTCGGGTGACGTTCGTATTGAATCGCAAAATATAGTAACAGAAAGAAAAATAGATTTAACCCCCGTGATAAAAGAGAGATTTGGAGTGAATCTTCATACACACCATAATCCGATACAAGCCCCTCAGCAGTCTATTTCAACGCGGCGTCCAAACCCGGTTAATCCGGCCCACAAACGAACGGTTAACATGATGATGAAACCGTTTATGAAATAAAAAAGTTATAAATTTATTTAAATAAATGTGCAGTGGGTATATAGCTTTAGAAGTTAGTTTTATAACATGATATATTTTATTATTGCCGGTGTCGGAATGGTTTGTATGAGCCTGTGTATTTTTACAATACTCACTGTTTCAAATCATCGAAATGATACGTATATTAAGCAGTGCCAAAAGTACGTAAAAAATGCATAAGAAGTTTTTTTTTTAAACGGGTTATTGTTTGTTCGTTATCCGTTATCGACGCATGTCCAAGTATGCGTCGGTTGGTAGCATGTCATAAATTGCAATCAAAATTTGAAACGTCCATACAATCAAAATGTCTACGACGAATGGAAACGCTATAAACGCCAGTGTAAGGCCAGCATTGGTGTAATCCGCGTATTTGGTTCGATATAGAAGCACGATTACCCACGCGAACACACTAACCCAGTACACGAATGTCAAAATTTTTGTTACATGCGACATCAAATCGGCCTGCTGATTCTCATAAAAGATGCGTCGGTGCTCGGTTTTCAACCTTGAAATGGTTTTGTCCACTTTACTTCCCAACGTTTCGGTTGCTTCAGCATATTTGTCTGCCAAATCATCCAAATGATTGTAATACTTCATTTGTTCATTCGCTACACCAAGCAAGTCATTCAGCGTGTTTATTTCTTTGGTGAGTTTTGTCTTGATAATTTCCATTTGCATTTCACCTTCTTTTGTGTAAATACTTTCAAATACTTTTACAGGGTCGCATGTATTGTCACCGCTTTTTTTTAAAGAGCTGTTGGTTCCGGTGCATGAGAGCACGGTAACATAATTTGTAAATGCGGCATCGAATGCATCCTTGTCGCAACTGCGTTTTCCTTTGGTTATACATGAAGCTTTTTCATTATACGTTGATTTCAAATTTGTATTGGTACTACTTTCGGTACCGGCCAAGTTGCTAATTGTTTTATTTGCAGTGTCTATCATTTCATTCAAATTGAATATCGTATTTGAAAGGTCTTCATCCATTCGCCCATTACTTCCCATTTTCAACTTTCAAAAAGTATGTATATATAGAAAATAAGAAATAAAAAATAAAATACACTTTACTTATGTGAATACTTTATTTTATACATTATACATTATACCAAAAAATAAAACCCTCCCCAGTAAATTTTAAATTTATGGGACTATGGGAGCCAATCTCTCGGTATATTCTCTGATTCTGACTTCTCTTGTGATTCAGGTTCGGGTTCGGGGTTAACGTTAACATTGGATGATGGTTCACAATGTGAACAAGCGTCTTCCTCTGCAATGGTTGAAAGTGGTTCGTTTTCTTTATATTCTTGCAGTTCGTGCGATGACTCAAGTTCTTGTCGTTCGCCAACCCCGGATTCTACGGCTTCATTTTCTACATGGTCATCCGATGAAGAAGAGTGCATTTTATTTAAAAGCTTAAACAACAGAAGGTTCATTGCATTCATCATCTCGTGCTGCGAATTGAGAATAGAGCGAAGTTCGCGATTTTCGGTTTTAACGGAATTCACTTCGGTTACAAGCTCGGACAAGTTCGTATTTTGCATAATGTGACTCACCGTATTTGCAATAAATGCCGGACTCTCAGTAATTTTATGAATAACCGCTTCGTCAAAGACAATTTCTTGCTCTTCTATTTCACCATCGTCTTCTGCGTCAACTGCGGCACCGATATCGCTGCCAGTTCCAGTATTACGAACCGGGTTACTGGTTGCACGGGTTACGAGGGTGGTCAAATGTGCCAGCTGGTTGGATACATCGTTATGATACCCTTGCAGTTTTATAATGTCCAGGTCGTGGTTTCTAAGAATAAGCGTAGGCGCCAGGTGTGGTTCAGCATAAGGAAAATTTATACTCCCCGTTTCAACTGACTCCATTTGATAAACGCCGTTGGGCATCAAAAGTTTAATGTATCCGGGTGGAACCGGTGTGTCAGCCTTAACAATTTGAACTTGAGGACTCAGTCGTTGCATAGGGGCTTGCATAGGGGATTGCATAGGGGATTGCATAGGGGCTTGCATAGGGGCTTGCATACGTTGAGTATAAGGAGTCTGCTGGGGTTGAGGTTGCGATGGCGACTGTTGTTGTAATAACAGTTGTTTTTGGCGTTGTATTTCGAGTAGGCGCTGTTGTTGTAACTGTTGTTGCTGCTGTTGCTGTGCAGTTGCCGCCATAACGGGTACAGCCGGCCCAGTTCGTCGACGTCTTGCGGATGAAAGAGCCGTATTACTCATTATACGCTTATGGATTATAATCGATTGAATTGGAGGAATGACTTGGTTTGAGTTGATTATTGTATTTTATTTAAATAGTGTTTCGGATTAAATAAATTTAGTTATCTTTTTTTTATTATTCAATTATAATAAATAAAATTAGGTTTAGTTAAGATACTAAAAATGGTTCTTCGACTAACAATGGCGGAATTCCGAAAAATTCCGAGCAATGACAAGTTGCTATTTGGTATTTTAATTGCAATCATTGTGTTTAACAGCATGATTCCTCGTGTAGTTGAAGGATTACCTGAAAAATATTTTTTTAATACAAACACACCGACGATTACTTCTGCAACAAAAGGAAACGCTCCAACTGTGGACGATAATGTTGTGTCCATTTCTGGTTCATTTCGAACGAGTCACGAGGTTCCAGCTGGAAATTCTATTATTTTCAAATTTCCACAAAATTATTTTGCACAACTTCAAGGAACTGCACTATCAACCGTTCGTTTAAACATTCAAAAAGGTGGAGTTGATGTGGTTCCACCTCCGGCTGCAAGTGGAACTGGAACAACACAAACACAGGTAACCACCACAAGTACTGCTTCGGATTTGATGGGCGGTACGATTAGTTTTTCTTTAGCGACTGGAGTTACTATACCTGCAAGCGGTAACACGGATAGAGACTACACGTTTAAAATATACAGTACAAACCCCGCTCCGAATACTCCCATCTTTAAATTCGGGGCAAGTCCAATTGGAATTACAGCAAATGGGTTTAAAATTAGTTCACAGGGATTTACGGAAGCCGCTGCAGCAATGCCTGTTTTGTATAAAGAGTCTACTGCCTCATCAGGCTCCGGTAGTCAAGCTTCAGCTTCAATGAGTGCTAGACAAGCTGCTTTTGTAAACAATGTTTCAAACCTTCAAGCGGTGGAACAGGAACTGTTTGAAAAACTGTCATCCGACACAAATTTGACTCCAGCCGACCGTGCACAAATTGTAAGTCAAATCAATCAACTTGCAAAAGCGCGAGGTGACTTATACAACAACATGAATGATTTTTCAGCCCAGATTGAAACCGTTGCTGGTGAACGACGTAATGCGCTCGTTCAAAATAGCGTTGCTGTCAGCGTGATACAAGACCAAATTCAAAATTCACAACGCACGTTGGATGGACTACAACAAGAAAAATCAAACAAAATGCGACTGGTTGAAATTAATAACTACTACGGTAAAAAGTATGAGTTTCAAACTGACATTATGAAAATCATCATTTTGACGTGCGTTCCCATCCTCATTATTTCAGTGTTACTGAAAAAGGGCTTCATTCCCAACCTCATAGCGACTGGGTTAATGATAATTATTATCTCGGCGGGGCTAATCGCGGTTGCACACAAGGTTATTGATTTGAACAAACGCAACAAGTTCAACTTTGACCAATATGACCATCCATTCAATCCGAACGCAGTGCAAGTTCGAAAGGTTGAAAGTACCAACTTGTCTGACATAAATAAAATGTCACTGGCTTCATCCTGCATTGGACCCTCGTGCTGTACTGAAAATACTACTCAATGGGATTCTGCGTCTGCAAAGTGCGTGCCTAAACCGGCTCAAGGTGCTGCATCCAATGCTGCGCCAGTTCCCGGTTCACTTGTAGCAAACGCGCAGTCGGCTGTCGTCGCGCGTTGAACAAAAAAATAAGATAAATGAAAAAAAAAAGTAAAAACATGAAAATAAATAAATAATCCGATGCAATATTTATTTATGTAAACACATTTAAACCGTCGTCATGTATATAATTGACAAATAAATTTACAACATGAACATGGATATGGAACAAGTTTCACAGGGTGGAACGTATATTGAAAACAATGTAAAAACGGGTATGATTGAAATGTACGACATGTTTATTGGGATTGCATGTAGTTTGTTATTCAGTTTTGGAGGAATCAAGCTGTATGACTATTTACACACCGTACATCACAATAAACGAACTAGGTCAATTGCTTTGAAGCGAGTGACGCGATACCATTCGGAAAACGTTATCACTTACGACAGTTCGAGTGATTTCACAGGTAATGAAAAAAAAATTTGTTTTGACTTTATCAATACGTTGGCATTTGTTTATATTTTGAACCAACATCCCGTCATTTGTAAAACGATGAAAATATACGACCGTGTAAAAAAAACTGGAGTATTCAAATTTGAAGACCAGTTTATTATAAAGTATGGCACATTCAGTGACATGCACGAGTCGAAGATTTATAACGACTTAAAGTCAAAAGGTATTAATCCTGAAATTAAAATCATTACACCGATATGGTACTCCTTTTTCGAAAATAAAAAATATAACGATACCTCCAACGAGTCGGATTCGAGTACAGCTTCAGACTCGATTTCGCTTTCGCTATACGACACCTTTGATAAAAAAAGTATTCGTGTTGCACGGAACGACATTAGAAGCATTGAAATACAACCTTATTTGAAGTACTCTGTTGTGTTTCACAAGTGGTACAAGGACGCGTGTTTTAATCCCAAAAATCATGACTACATCATTTGCAACATGATGCTGAATTTGGCACGGTCTATCAAACATTGCCACGATTTGGATTTGGTGCATGGCGACATTAAACCCGACAATATATTAGTAACATATGAAGCGGCCCATCAAAGTATAGCGGATAGTCATAGCGACGACAAGGACAGCGGTAGCGGTAGCGGTAGTGACAGTGACAGCGATGATATGAACATTGATATTTTAAATTGGAAAAATATGCTGCATGTGTCAGTAACCGGTAAAACCCGTAGTCCAATCCACATTCCAACTGCGTATTTAATTGACTTTGGAATGTGTGGGTATCATGGAAAAGATGAAGGAACTGGTGGTACCCGGCCATTTTGTGCGCCAGAAACAAAAAACATTAAGCAAGTTCCACCGCTCTCACCGCTGCAAAAAACAACATCCACCAGCAGTTCAGACTCGGGTACATATACATGGACGGCGCTGAATAAACAACACGACATTTGGTCATGGGCTTTGATACTATATACCATTACTGCGTATCGAGATGTTTATAACACATACGACGAGTATCCGCCTGACGCATTTGACGACGACGGATATGTCAATGAATCGCAGCAAGAGTACGCGTTTGAAATTAAAACGCACCCGTTTTATCCCATTTTTAAAAAAACGTTGTGCGCTCCATCCAGTAGAACGTCATCTATCGATGAAGTCATTCACGACATGACCGCCATTTTACAAGGTTTATAATTACAGTTATTTTATTTTAGTTTATTTTAGTTTATTTTAGTTTAATTCGTTGTTATCGGTCGGGTCACTGGATGGCATGGGCTTTAACGTGGCGGCTTGTACTTCTAGGGTTTCAACTGACGACGGCGCGGTAGATGTTTCCGAACCATTCGATGTTGGTGCATCATTCATAACAGCAGTTGCCTTTTTTACGGTGCTTCGTTTCACGTTTTGTTTTTGCAAAAAGTGTAAAAATAGCGACGGTAAGATGGCTACCGTGTTCATGTACGTACGATATTTGAAGCTGCAAATTACGGCGTCGTTTACATACTTTATGCTGTACCACCAGTATGCAGGTATGAATATTATTTTTCCGGGAACGAGCTCCACTTCCAGCGTTTTAATTTTTGCGTAATCGGTTTTGTAAATGGGTTGAACATTCCATGGAGAAACCGGCGAAACAAATTCAAACGCTTCATAATCGGTTTTCGCATACAAGTATTTGGTTGATTTGGGCGGAATCAAAATAATTTTAACGGAACCTTGAATCGGCATAAAGTAATTCCGGTAGAAACAGCTGTATTGTAGCTGCGTTTCAGCCCCTTCTGATGCAAATGTGTAGTCGTAATCGCACGTTGAAACCATTGGCGGACGTAAAAAGTCATCGCTGTATTGAAACCGCTTTAAAATGCCAGTTTCTTCTAAAAAATCAATGTTTTTTTCACTGATAAGCTTGGACGAAGTATCGGCTTTCATAAGCTGGTGCGCAGACGCCATCGTCAACGGCACATACAATTCGGATTCTTGCGACGACGTATGCGAGTCTTTTATGTTTTTTACCTTTACATCGAATGCGCCATAGCTTTGTTTTATGGCGGTCAAATCCACATTTCTACGGAATTCGACAATGTCTTCTCCAAGTCCAACCCCGTCATCGCCAGATGCGTAATCGAATATCACAGGTTGTCGTAAGTCACATATTTCTTCCAGTTTGTCTTTGGACGGGTTGTATATTTCGTACACTTCCAAGTCGTCACTTGTTTTCAAGTGAAAGTAAATGTGCAAATAAAAAAACAAAACGACGCAAAATATAAATATGGCCAATAAATTTTCCATTGTATGTGGTACTACCTTTACTTATCTTTATGTAGGTACGGAACGATACGTAAAATAAAACTAATAAATAAAAGAAATAAATTTAATAATTTTAATAAACGAAATAAATATAAAATTGATATTATTTTGATTTTGATATTAAAACATTTATATATTGGTATAAAGTTAAGAGTGAAGAAATATGTTTCGACGAAATCCTCAGCATAAGGCCGGTCCGCCGCAAGTTTCTAAAATCATGGGTATTCAGTTCAGCATCCTTTCACCAGAGGAAATTGAACGAGGCTCGGTGGTTGAAGTAACTTCAAAGGAAATGTACACAAACAACCGTCCATGTCACGGCGGACTGTTTGACCCTCGCATGGGGGTTCTTGAACCCGGCCTCATTTGTCCAACGGATGGAATGGACTACATGACAACCCCAGGATACTTTGGTCACATTCGTTTGGCAAGACCCGTCTTTTATATCCAGTACTTGTCCACGGTTTTAAAGTTGTTGCGATGCGTGTGCATGAAGTGTAGCAAGTTGCTCATTGACAAGAACCTGCATAAAGAGCTTATGAGCTTGCGTCCGGATGAGAGGTGGGCTCGTGTCTACCAGTTGGCCAGCAAGGTTACGCGATGCGGTAAGGAAACAGAAGACGGGTGTGGATGTTTGAAACCGGATAAAATAAAAAAAGACGGTTTGGCAAACATTTTTGCGGAATGGTCAAAAATTTCAAATGGCGGAATGGTAAGCGGTGCAGACAGTGGCGGAACTACGGTGAGTGGAAATGGAAGACTTAATTTGAACGTTACTCCTGAAATGGTAATCAAAATATTTAAGCGCATATCAAATGAAGACGTCGAGTTTTTGGGGTTCAGTGCTCAATTTTCTCGTCCCGAATGGATGATATGTCAGGTACTTGCAATACCCCCACCCGCCGTTCGTCCGTCAATCAAAATGGATGGCCAGCAGCGGAGCGAAGACGATATTACCCACATTTTAGTGGACATTATCAAAACCAATGACAGTTTGGCGGAACAACTCCGTCGCAGTGCGGCTGCATCAGCAGAAACTGGCGTATCAAGCGACCCAAAAATAGTTGAAGGTTGGCACACGCTTTTGCAATACTACGTTGCAACCCAAGTCAACAACAATATTCCAGGTGTTGGACCCGCTGCCCAACGGTCAGGCCGCCCTTTGAAGTCCATTCAAGAACGATTAAATGGAAAAGGTGGGCGCGTTCGAGGGAATCTTATGGGAAAACGCGTGGACTTTTCAGCCCGTTCAGTCATTACACCAGACCCTAATATTTCGATTCGTGAATTGGGAATTCCGGTTCGAATTGCTAAAAACATTACAAAGCCGGTTGTAGTGAATGATATGAATCGCGACTTTCTTATGGCCCTTGTAAAAAACCGGTCAGAAACGTATCCTGGCGCTAAAATTCTGGAAAAGGTGAACGGTCAATCCATTTCACTTCGGTATGCCGACGTTTCCAATATCACCCTTGAAAATGGTGACATTGTGCACCGGCACATGATGGACGGTGATGCCATTCTGTTCAATCGTCAACCATCGTTGCATCGCATGAGTATGATGTGCCATATCGTTCGCGTGATGCACACTGGCGACACGTTCCGCATGAATGTTGGTGACACCAAACCGTACAATGCGGATTTTGATGGTGATGAAATGAATATGCACATGCCACAAGACGACGAGTCCGAACTGGAGCTGCGTCACCTGGCGGCGGTTCCGTACCAAATCATTAGCCCGGCTAAAAACGAGTCAATTATCGGGATTTTCCAGGATTCACTGTTGGGGAGTTACTTGTTTACACGTGAAAATGTGGATTTTACTCCACTGAAAGCCATGGGTCTACTGGTCGGATACAGCAAAATCAATGGCAATTTATTCAAATTCAATCGGTCAGGTGACGACACAAAAAACCGTATCTCGAATTTTCAAATTCTGTCTCAAATCATGCCGCCACTTTCAATGCGGTTCAAGAACGGACACTTCAGCGATGAGCAAGATAAGGCCGATACTTCCAATCGTGTTGTTGAAATCAAAGACGGCTTGTACTTGAGAGGTCAAATTGAAAAGAGCGTCCTTTCTTCCGGAGGAAACGGTCTCATTCAGCGCATTTGCAACGACTTTGGAAACACGGCGTCTGCAGATTTTATTGACAACCTGCAAAATATTGTTACAGAGTATATGAAAGCCACCGCTTATAGCGTGGGCATAAGCGACTTGATGTCCAATCCCAGCACTGTAAAAAATGTGGCTGACATAAAAAATGCGAAAAAACAAGAAGTCAAAAACATAATTGACCAAGTGCACTTGGGCGTATTTGAAAATAAGACAGGTCGAAGCAATTCAAAAGAGTTTGAGAACAAAATCACGAATATTTTGAACAATGCAACCAGCGAGTGCGATAAAATCGTGATGAAAACATTAAATAAGGATAACCGGTTTGGAACGATTGTAAACTGCGGTTCAAAGGGTACGCAAATCAATATATCACAGATGATATCATGTCTTGGACAGCAGTCGATTGAAGGTGGCCGCATTCCGTACGGGTTGGACGGCCGAACCCTTCCACATTTCACGCGGTTTGATGACACGCCCAGTGCCCGAGGTTTTATTGACAACTCGTTCATTTCAGGGCTTCGTCCGGAGGAGTTGTTCTTTCACGCAATGGCTGGGCGCATTGGGCTCATTGATACCGCTGTGAAAACATCATCCACTGGATACATACAGCGTCGGTTAGTTAAAGGTTTGGAAGATTTGATGGTGTGCTACGATATGACGGTTCGTAATAGCAAGGGCCGCATTGTGCAGTTTACATACGGCGATGACGGAATCGACACTATCAAAGTGGAACGCGCCACGGTTCCGTTTCTCGAAATGTGCGTGGAAGAGTTTTATGCGCATTACAGCTTCCCCACTTCGGCACAAGACGCAGGGGTAGAAGCTGCCGGAGGTGGTTCGGATAACGCGTTTCAGACCATATTTACTGAGAGAGCAATTCGACGCATGAAGTCTCAAATGACTGAACTGAAAGCGTATTCGAAGCGAATGACTGAAAACTTAATTAAAGCTCGAGACGATATAGTGGAATACGTGTTTCGACATAAGAGCGAGAGCAGGGTATATTTGCCAGTGGGAATTCAGTACGTGATTTCAAACATTCAAGGGATGAACTTATTCAACAAAAATTCAATGGTTGACATCACGCCGCTGGAAGCGTTCGAAATGGTACAAAACGCGTACGATAAACTGGAAACATTGACGTATTCTAAACCGTCACACCTGTTCAGAGCCATGTACTTCTACTATTTGAGCCCGCGTGACTTGCTCATGGTAAAGCGTTTTAACAAACGCGCCCTCGCCATATTGCTTGAAACCGTCATTGTTCAGTACAAACGCGCATTGGTTGCACCGGGCGAAATGGTGGGCATGATTGCAGCGCAGAGTATTGGTGAACCCACTACCCAGCTTACGTTGAACACGTTTCACAATGCGGGTGTTGCGAGCAAGGCCAACGTTACTCGCGGTGTACCACGTATTGAAGAAATTTTATCGTTATCTGAAAATCCTAAAAACACGTCAGTAACCATATATGCCAAACCGGATGATGAAACTGATAAGGACCGTGTTCAAGAGTTGATTCCGTATATTGAGCATACTAGACTTGTAGAAGTGGTGTCATCTGTTGAAATTCGTTTTGACCCCAATCCCAACCGAACCGTTGTTGATGAAGATGATATGACGCTTCGTCAATACAATGAGTTTGAAAAGATATTGACGGAATGCCACGCTGAGTCGGATGGCGTAAGTAGCAGTGGAAGTGGTGGCGAAGCTTCCAGTATAAGCAAATGGGTGGTTCGCCTTGAAATGGATGTAAAGGCCATGTTGGACAAGCGCATCACGATGAACGATGTGAACTACGCCATAAAGAGCGCATACGGAGACATGGTGTCGTGTGTTTTCAGTGACTATAATGCCGATAAGCTTGTGTTTCGAATTCGTTTAGAAAACATAATTAAAAAGACAGGTGCTGGCGGAGGGACGGGAATAGGAATCGCGAGTGCGGGCGCGGGCGCGGGCGCGGGCGCAGGTTCAACCGCAGACGGACTTCAGTTAGGTGGGTTGGTTGGGAACTCGAAACAAATGTCATTGGACCAATCCGACCACCTGTATATCCTGAAAAATTTTAGAGACCAGCTTTTAAACAACATTATTCTACAGGGTGTAAAGGGAATCGGAGGAATCGTCATGCGAAAGGTCCCGGGCGTGCTCAGGCGCGTAGAAGGAAACTACGTGAAAAATGACATTTGGGTTATGGACACTATGGGCACCAATCTGCTGCAAGTGCTCGCATTGGACACGATTGACTCTACACGTACTGTGTCGAACGACATTCAAGAAATATATCGCGTTCTTGGAATTGAAGCGGCGCGTGTTGCCATTATGAACGAACTGGTCGAAAGCTTTGATGACACGTACATTAACTACCACCATTTGAGCGTGCTGTGCGACAGAATGACCGCCAACGAGCGAATGATTTCCATATTTCGACACGGAATCAACAGTGACAACATCGGTCCAATCGCCAAAGCATCATTTGAAGAAACTCCAGAAATGTTTCTGAAAGCCGCGCGTCATGCGGAAGTGGACAACCTTCGCGGTGTGTCTTCCAATGTTATGTGCGGTCAAGAAGGGTACTACGGAACCAGCAGTTTTAACGTGTTGCTGAACTTGCGGTCGATTCAACCGGTTGATTCGACCCCGCCTGAAGCAAACGGCGACAATTTAGGAAATACGTCACTTGACACCGTCCATGAAGAAGACGCTGTTGTTGAAAGTACCATGCTGGTTGCAGACGAGTCTCTGGTTAGCACTAGTGCGGCATGTAGCACCGAAAAGCTGGAACTTGCTGCATCCAACGGACTTGGCGTAAAACCCAAGGATTTAGGTGCAGTAAGCGAAGCCTACAAACTGGAATTTTAAAATACATTCCATAAATCCATAAATAAGTATTTAAAGATTAAAAAAATGTTATACTATAAAAATATACACTATCATTATCGCATACTATTATAAAATAACATCATCCATAAACATTCAACCATGCCGCCGCCCCCGTCTTCACATTCACAACCTTCTCATGCCGTTTCCCAACAACAACCACAACAACAACAACAACAACAAACCACGGTTCAGTCGGGAGGCGAAACCTACCGCCTTCCAACCCAGCTTTGTATGCAGCATGTGTTTAAGTTGGCAATTGTAGAAGACAAACCAATTATGATGGATTATTGGACCAGTTCTCTCGATAAAAGTGTCATCATCGGTGTAAGAGAGAATAATGAGAAATTGTTGGTGAAAAGTGCGGATGAATACACCAGCCCAATTGCAAAAATTTTTAAAGTTGAAACCGAGTACATCATTGTTACCGAAAACTCGATTTACATTGTTTCTTCGGACATTCAAAACAAGCGCATTTCATAATCATAACTCATAAACCGGCAATAAATGTGTTTTTCAAAATGTAGTACGTGTCCGGATTCAGTTCGGGATGAAATAAACACCCATACACGCGCCCTCTTTCAAATTCATATGCTACCGGAAGAGAGCTGGTATTTCCTACTGCCCACGCAATTGGTTTTATGCGCCGATGGTTCGTTATCACAGGTATATCAGAGAAATGAAAGGACGCAATAATCGTACTTTTTTGGTTTGCGGAACTGAGTTGGGTCGGGCGTCGAAATAATTTGTGCGATTTTAACACTTGAATTTCTACAGACCGGCGCGTGTATACGCGGTTATCAATCAGTACGCCACCGTACAACATAAGAAGAAGTTGCGCTCCAAAGCAAATTCCTAGAATTGGAACGTGTTGAAATAATCGTACATACTGCAGAATATAAACATACTTTGAAATGTCTTTCCCAATTTTACTGAGTTTCATGGAACTGCCGGAAATAATAATGCCAGTTATATTTTTATGTATCGAACTCGTTGGGTCCATTACTTCGGATTGAATGTGCGGACCGCGTACTTCATAAAATGGAATATGCAACGTTCGAAGAGCGTGTCTCAAGTGTGAAATTGCTGAATTAGATATGTTATTTTTTACAGTACAATTTACCAAAAGTAGCATGGTGGTTTCTGTCTGCTTCTATTTTATTTAGTGTTATTTATTTTTATTTATACATACGTATAGTATAAGTAAAAAAAACTAAATCTCAAACCTAAAATAAGTAAAACATGCTAAAACGAAAACGAAACGCGTTGATGGCCGATATAAATAACGGTCTAAAGAACAACCCCTTTGTTTTAGGTTCAGGGATTGGACGCGTGAACCAATTCTCGCACCAGGCCTACTTGAAACATGTGGTATGCGTCAATTCGGTTGCGCCACCACCACCTTTACTGGGATAACCAACAAATGAAAAAAAAATTAGTCTAGTAACCGCGCGTTCCCCATACCCATACCGCTATTTGTGCCGGCCAAGCTTTCTCTTAGTTGTTGTCGCACTTCATCTGGACGCATTGTATTTGGAAGGGAGGGAACAAAGTGGTCCTTTTCCAGAATGCGGGTACTCAAGTTATTTTGAAACGGAATTGCAACATGTTCTTGTGGGTCAAACAACGGGAAATCGGGGCGGTGTTGGGTCAAGTCTCGAAGTTGCCATGCTGGATGGGTTGCGCGGCTTTGGTCGGTGTATGCGTTCATGGTGTCTCTTGATGGAACAACACGACTTTCAACGGGAATACCCTTTCCAGCGCCTCCACAATACAAGTTGTCAAATGTATCCCGATTCAAGTTTCGAGTTAATCCGAATAAGTTGTTCTCAATTTCAGTTGCGCCTGTCATTGCATTTCCACCCCACTTTTGCATACGAATGTAAGGGTCCTGCATGTAAAATGGGTTTGCTCCATTCCCGGGTGAATCCAGCGCATACCGACCCGCATAGGTTGAAATTTCAAGGTTCTTAATAATGCGAGCCGGGTCATCGTGAAATCGCGTAAATGACATAATATTCCTTATGAAATATCCAATTATTTATTTAACTATTTATTTATTTTAATATACTATCCCATTTTAATTTTAAAATATTAAAAATGTAAAAAAAAAAATAAACTTAGAACTAAAAAAGTGAAACCTCTAAAACCAAAAACAATTTAAAATGTTTTCCATAATTGGTCTATAATTTAAAGATTTTAAAATAACATAAATGACAAGCACAAGCACGAGTGTTTCTACTGCGGCATCCGGTCACCTCACTCAAAACGAGTTACTCATGGGAAAGCTTTTGACGTATTTTAAACAAAATAATTTTGACCCATTAAGAATCATGTTGTCGGTTATCAATGGTGAGTCGCGTATTTCACTTCGAATTATTGACTGGTTTTCTACCAATTATGCTAAAAAAAATTATACGGTGTATACAATTGCATCGGATGCAAGCACTAGTCCTGGAAAACGGTTCAAAGTGTACAATGACTATAAGTTGAAACTGAAGGCGTATTCTAAAAAACGATTTGACCCATTTTGCAGATGGGATAGAATTACATTTCCGTATGTAAACAACACGTTCATACAAACCACCGTAGGACAACTTAATTTTTTCAAGTGGGCCATCGAAAACCGTGTTATTAACTACATTGAAGACAACTATAAATGCATTGAAGCTGACATGAACAGTCGAAACAGCATTTCCAAACATAAAAGTCGACTCTCGCTTACGTTACAAAAAGGGGGACTGGGAAAGGCAAGCCCGGGTGAAGCCGGACAAGAAGAACAAGAAGAACAAGAAGAACAAGAAGAACAAGAAGAACAAGTTGAAAAAAATGAAGAAAAAGATGAAGACAAAGAATCAGTCATATCCTCGTCGTCATCGGGTTTATCGGTTTCTGGTCGAAAAAAACGAGAAGAACTCTCTATCCTGGCAAGCAGCAGCATTAAAAAAGAAATGGTGGAAGTGGTTGTTACGTTTGAGTAGGATACATACTATACATACTACTACTTAATTGTGAATTGAAACCACGATAGCGGAAACCCATACCATAAAAGCAATACAAAATGATTGACTTTTATATTTTGATATGACTGTGCTATAACTTACGATAGAATAACCTACTAGATTTGCAATAACATCAGTTACCTTGTTTGCAACGCCTTCGTTCCAATATTTTTCAGGAATTATCCAATACTTTTGTAAAAACGAATATAACATTTGATGACGAGCAGCATACCCTTCAACTAGTTCCCATAAAATCGATATTATCACGATGGTACCAAACCGATTTGGAATTAAAATACCAATCATAAAGTATAATAAAAAATGAATGAACGTAAATAAGTTTATGTATTGAAGATTCATTCTATTCTATTACAGCGTACGTACCACAAAACGTACTTCGGTCTTTATTCTTAAATTATTTATTTATTTAATTATTTGCTTATTTATTTTGTATCGAGTGACTTCCCATTTTCGGCGACTGCTGGAGCAATCGCTCCAAACAATTTCCCGTCAAACAGTTTTGAGATTCCGTCCAATCCCCCGCTTCCCATAATTTGGTTCATAAACCCTTGTGCGCTTTTGATGAGTGGCTCCATGTCTTTCATGTTATTCATCAACACTTTTTGTTGTTCCATCAAATCCTTTGTTTGATTTGTAAGTCCCTTTACACCGTCTTTTCCAATGATGTTTTGCAAGTTGTCGTACGCTTGACCCAGTGTTTGCGCGTAATCTACGCGGTTACCGGCTGAGCCGCTTACTTTTGCAAGTCCATCGTCGTCGCTCTCATCACCATCATCCTCTGCATCCGTTTCACCGGACGGTTTGCTGGGTTTGAATTTTGCTGGCTTCAGATTTTGCATTCCGGCGCGGGCCTTCTTTTTTTTATCTGCAACGCCTTTACTTCCTGAAGAGTGAGCCTTATTTTTTTTCAAGTTTTCAACATTTTCAACTAAATTAGACTCGCCGGATTCTCCGGATTCTCCCGATTCACCCGATTCTCCCGATTCGCCGGATTCGCCGGATTCGCCGGATTCGCCAGATTTCCCGGGGTTTCCATGTTCGCTTGGTTCTCCTTCAGCACTTGCTTTACTTTCAGATTCAGTTTCCTTTTCTTCACCTTCCATTCCTTCCTTCGTTTTTTTATTCTTTAATCCTTCTTGACCGGACATTATGCCGCGCGTACCAACATAAAAATTGGTAGCAATTACGCTAATAAATAGTACTACAATCATGTTGCGGCTAAAGTAAATCGAGAGTAAAAAGGTTAGTATGAAAAATAAAATGGCATCCATATTTTTCAGTGCTAAATAACCGATTACATTTAAAACTGCGATAATGAGTATAGCGTACAACACGTATTTATTTTGTAATATTTCTTTCATTTCTGAACGAAACGTACCGTTTCCAACACTCATACGACTTAATCGGCTAATTGCGTTGTTCATTTATTATTTTTGTTATGTGATTTTGATTCTGTTATTTTTGGTGTATTATTCTATTATTTTTTATTATTATTAATATTTATTTTTTTTATTTT